GTTCAACTAGCTAAACTACGAGGAATCACACCGGAACAACAATTTAATTTAAAAGAACACACACAAGATGTGTCAGTAGAACAATTAAAACAGTTTGTACATGATCTTAATCAATACAAGAAGGAATATAATTTAATTGACTTTACAGATATGATTACAGACTTTATTAAATCTGATAGATCGCCACGATTTGATGTTGTGTTTATAGATGAAGCGCAAGACTTATCACAAACACAATGGGGTATGGCAAAATCTATATGGGATAAAACAGAACATACTTATATAGCAGGTGATGATGATCAAGCTATATTTAGATGGGCTGGTGCAGATGTAGATAGTTTTATAGCACAAACGGGAAAGATAATGCAGTTGACACAGTCATACCGAATACCGCAGGTAGTTCATGATGTGGCATCACGCATAGTAAATAAGATACAAAAAAGATTACCAAAAGAGTGGCTACCAAAAACACAAAGAGGATTGCTTTCATATTACGATGACTTTGAACAAGTTAACATGAAAAAAGGTAATTGGCTAGTGTTGGCTAGAACTAGGTTTATGCTAAATGATTTAGAAGATCATTTATATTCTCAAGGATTGTATTATGAGAACAAATTTAAGACAAATCGGGAACAGGATTTGTACAAAGCCATAATTGATTGGGAAAATTTACGTAAAGGTGTGGACATAAACGCGGACCAAGTGATTCGCATAGCATCTTACATGACGCCAAAAAATTATCAGAAAGAAGAATTAAAATATCTCGATAAAGATAAATCTTATACCATGAGAGATTTACAAATGAGTCGAGGACTTAAAACAGATAAAGTTTGGTACGATGCTTTTGATGGTGCACTTGCTTCAAAAGTAAGGTATATTAGAAGGATGAGGGAGAACGGCGAGAAGTTAAATTCTAGTCCTAGAATAACTTTATCTACAATACATGGTGCAAAAGGTGGTGAGCAGGATAACGTGGTGCTCCTGACTGACTTATCTAGAAACACACAAAGAAACTACGAAAACAATCCTGATGATGAAAATAGATTATTCTATGTTGGCGCAACTAGAACTAAAAATCATTTGCACGTCATCAGACCAAAGGACATATACAAAGGATATAAAATATGAAAACAGAAGAAGCGTTACAACTGGCAAAAGAATTAATTGCCGGACCTAGAGCAAAAACTTATGGTGATAAAATAATAAATCATGCAAATATAGCAAAGTTATGGACAGCATATTTAGATAAAGAGATTACGGCGCACGACGCTGCTGTCATGATGGCTTTGTTAAAAGTAGCTAGAACAAAGTTTGGTCAACCAACAGCAGACACTTATGTAGATGCAGCTGCTTACATGGCAATAGCAGGAGAATGTAAACATGAAAATGATATTTAAACCACAGACGGAGTGGATACCACCAACAGACTTTCCTGATTTAAGAAAGTATGATGAGATAGCCGTAGACTTAGAAACAAAAGATCCAAATTTAAATAAAAGAATGGGATCTGGTTCCGTTGTAGGTGAAGGTGATGTAGTTGGTATATCATTGGCAACACATGACTGGTGTGCATACTATCCCATTGCACATGAAGGTGGTGGTAATATGGATCGTAAAATAGTTTTAAACTGGTTACAAGATCAGATGAATACTGATTCGATAAAAATATTTCACAATGCAATGTACGATATTTGTTGGCTTAGAGCTCTCGGTATAAATGTAAAAGGTCAGATTGTAGATACTATGATAGCCGCTTCATTAGTTGATGAAAATAGATTTAGATATGATTTAAATGGTTTATCAAGGGACTATCTTGGTAAAGGTAAAGATGAGAGTGTATTACAGGAGACAGCAAAATCTTGGGGCATAGACCCTAAAGCAGAAATGTATAAATTACCAGCTATGTACGTTGGAGCTTACGCGGAGCGTGACGCCCAACTCACACTGGAGTTGTGGCAAGAAATGAAAAAAGAAATAATGCATCAAGACATAGAAAATATTTTTAACATGGAGACATCCTTGTTTCCTGTGTTAGTTGACATGAGATTTTTAGGCGTAAGAGTGGACAAAGATAGGGCAGCTAGAGAAAAACAAAATATGGTTGAAGAAGAAAATAGATTATTGGGTGCTATATATGCAGAAACAAAACAAGAGGTACAGATATGGGCAGCAAGATCTATTGCAAAAGTATTTGATAAACTTGGTTTACCATACGAAAGAACTGTGAAGACAGGGGCTCCAAGCTTCACCAAAAATTTTTTAGCGAATCACCCACACAAAATAGTGCAAGCCATAGCAAAAGCGAGAGAGATAAATAAAGCACACACCACTTTTATAGATACAATATTAAAATATTCATCAAACGGTAGAATACATGCAGAGATAAACCAACTACGTGGTGACAGCGGTGGCACAGTTACCGGTAGGTTTAGTATGAACAATCCAAACTTACAGCAGATACCTGCAAGGAACAAAGACCTTGGACCACGGATAAGATCTTTGTTTATTCCAGAGGACGGTTGTAAATGGGGTTGCTTTGATTACAATCAACAAGAGCCAAGACTTGTAGTGCACTATGCTGCGCTTCAAGGATTCTTTTCTGTTGAAGATGTTGTTGATGCATACAAAAATGAAAATGCAGACTTCCACCAAATTGTATCGGATATGGCTGGTATTAACAGGACACAAGCTAAGACGATCAATTTGGGTCTTTTCTATGGTATGGGTAAAAATAAATTACAAGCAGAGTTGGGTATAAATAAATTACAAGCTGAGGATTTGTTTAAACAATACCACACAAAGGTGCCTTTTGTTAAACAACTTATGGACGCTGTCATGGATAGAGCACAGCGTAGAGGTAAAGTTAGAACTTTACTTGGTAGGTTATGTAGATTTCATCTATGGGAACCGAATCAGTTTGGTATTCATAAGGCCTTGCCTCATGATGAGGCACTGGCGGAACACGGACCAGGAATAAAAAGAGCCTACACTTACAAAGCTTTAAACAGGTTAATACAAGGATCAGCAGCTGACATGACAAAGAAAGCTATGATAGATTTACATGCTGAGGGTATACTACCCCACTTACAGGTTCACGACGAGCTTGACATATCTGTGCAAAATAAAAAAGAAGCTGATAAGATTAAAGAAATAATGGAGTCAACAGTGTCACTTGAAGTACCTAACAAAGTAGACTATGAAGAGGGTGATAACTGGGGCAGTATAAAATGAGGTTTAATTATGGCTTATTTAAATGCAAACATTCCTGTAGAGTATGCTCAAATAAGGAGAGAATTCTTATATGATCTTAAGAGTCATCATGGTGAAGTTGAGGATTGTATTATCTTTGGTATTAGTTCCATTACGGGCAAGTCTCTTCTTTTTCATGCCATTATGGAAAATGGTGCAATTTTCTACCGTCTACCGATTACTGCGTTCATTCAAAGAGGCTTTAAGCCAGAAGACGTTCCTAAGCGTAGACTTGATGAGTTACAGTTATGGAACTGTTTTAGTTATTATCCTTCTGTTCATTCTTGGGATATTCTAGAAGCACAAGCCGGTAAATACATAGGAAAAGATAAAAAATGGCACCCTGGTAAATACTTATTTACTGTTGACTTTGCTCATCCAGAGCCTAATATTCTGGATACGGATCATTCAGAGATTCCGCACGAGCACAAATGTGCTCACATCATAGCGCTCGATGACGGGAACTATGCAGCACAACCTAACAATAGATGTATTTGGGATATACCGTCCTTCACAGTGAAAGATGAAATACCTAAATGGAAAGTGCAAACATCTGAGTGGAACGTAGAG